TTTTGCGCGTAGTATTGTCCGCTGTAGCTGGTAAGCGCGAAGGCATAGGTAGCGCTGTAGAGACATACTACGGGCAAGATGGGACGACGATCAGAATAGAATTCGCGCACGACGCTAACAACAACGGAACACCTTTTATTGATGGCTCTGTTTAAAAATGCTCTATTTGGCGGGGCTTTGTTTGCTGGCGCTCTGTTGCATGGCAATGCAGAGGCTGCTTTGTTGGGCGGGGGTGTGCCGCTTAAAAGGCCGTCACATGCAAACCCAGCCTATTGGCATTGGACTGGCGAGCGCTTTATTTATGCGGATACAGTTGAGGCGATACAGCAAGCCATTACCGCGTCGCCAAACGCCCCTGTTTTGTTGGTTGGTCAAGCGAAGATACGGCTACCCAAACCCCCAAAGCAGCAAGCGCTTATGCCCACGTACATGGCTAAAGCTGTGGCGATTGCAGACACAAAGCGTGATGAATTAAAAGCCAAGCAGGAGCAGGACGAAATTGCGCTGATATTGCTCACGCTTGGTATTACCGAATCCGATCAGTTGTTGGTCGTGTATTAACCGCTGAAAAAGCGAGAAAGTTTAAAAATGAGCCTAGAGCAAGAACCCCAAGAAATTGAAACTCCAGAAATTGAGGAAGCGCCGGAGTTGGATGCGAAACAAGAGGCAGAACTAAAACTACCAGAAGTGGCAGAAGAAGAACTCTCTGATCCAGCGCCAGTTAACCCAGTTCGCCAAATGCGTGAAGCACTCAAGAAAAAAGAGGCTACGATAAAAGAAGCGCACGCTGAAAATGCGCGAATGCGTCAATTACTGGAAAAGCTAGAAGGCAAAGCGCCAGACCAGTCGGCAAAGCCTACCCTAGAAGATGTTGGCTTTGATGAAGACAAATACGCTGAAAAAATCATTCAATGGAATGAGGGTCAGCGCAACGCAAACAAAGCCAAAGAAGCCCAAAAAACGGCTGAAGAAGATACGCAAAAAGAGTGGATTGCCCGTGCCACACAATACCAAGCTGAAATATCAAAGCTGGGCGATGAAGGCATTGACGCTCAGTCTATTGTTGAGACTTATACAACCCCTAGCCAGCAATCTATTATCGTTATGGGTGCGCAAAACCCTGCGCAGTTTGTTGCTGACATATCAAAGCATGACGCTCTATTAGAGCAAATGGCCGCTATTCAAAACCCCGTTAAACTAGCCGCATTTATTGCGAGAACTGAAATGACCCTAAAAAAATCAACACAAAACAAACCAGCACCAGAGCAAGGCTTCCAAAAAACCACGGTGGCCGCGCCTAAAAACCTCGACGCTTTGCGCGACGAATGCTTAAAAAGTGGCGATATGACGAAGTATTATGCGCAAAAACGCTTGTCTTCAGCAAAAAAATAGGGTAAGATATTTACATTCCTGTTTAATCAGAGTATTGGCGACCACCTAGCCCCTAATTGGTGAGTAAATTGCGGTTATCCGTTATTCATTCATTTTATTTAGGAGGCTATTATGCCCAATCAATTAGCTAAAGACCTCGAACTAATGTTCGGGGAATACGTAGAAGGCTACGACGCAGGATGCGTTGTTTCTCGTGAAGTCCGTACATCCTACCCCTCTCCGACCACAATGCAACGCTCGGGCGACGTGTTTTACAAGCCTCAGAACTACATGGCTAGCGTGGTGCAAGGCCTTGACATCAGCGCTTCCGCGTCTACTGACATTGTGCAGCGTTTTGTGCCTACCGTCTATCGCACGCCGGATAACGTCAAGTGGCAAATGGACGCTAAAGAAATGCGTGATCCAGAGCACCGTAAAGAAGTGGGTAAAGCCGCTGCATTGCGTTTGTCGGCTGAGATTGACAAAAACCTTTACGACACAGTGCGCGCACAAGGTGCAATTGTGATCAAAAAAGTAGGCGCCATGTCATGGGAAACTGGTCAAGACGCAGAAGCCACTTTGATCTCGCGCGGTGTGGCCAATGGCCGATTACGCAAGTTGTTTATGAATGCATTTGACTACAAAGATGTTGCCAAAGACTTGGGCAACCGCGCATATCTTGGTCAAGCAAGCATGGATGCATACGAGCGCAGCATTGTCCCTGACATTGCCATGTTCCGCACGTTCCGCACGGATAACCAGTCCGTATTACCTGCGGTCGGTGTGGTTACTGGCACGACTGTAAACGGCACACAATCGTTTACACCTTCGGCTATGACTGGCGATGTTCCAACGGACAATCGCCGCATGACGCTAAGCGTGGCTGGCGCTAACATTGCCAACATCAAGAACGGCGATGCATTTACAATTGCTAACGTCAATGCAGTACATCAGATTGACAAATCCGACACTGGGCAACCCATGACGGTTCGCGTCATTTCTGGTGCTGGCACGGCTAGCTTGGTTGTAACGCCTGCTCTTATCGCTACTGGTCCATACCAGAACGTGACAGCGGCTGCAATCGGTGGTGCTGCTATTACCTTTCTCAACACGTCAAGCAAAGCGGTAAACCCGTTTTTCTGCGATGGCGCGTTGATGTTGGATTATGGCAAGTTGGCATTCCCCACTGGAGAGGGAGCGCAGGTAATGACGGCGACCACAAAGAACGGCGTGCCGCTCATTATGAGCTACCAGTTCGACCACTTGACTGGCGTTACCACATGCCGATTCACCACCATGTATGCTGTAACCATGCTTGACCCCGAAGCTGGCGGCATTATCATCGCAAACCAAACCTAATAAAAGAGGCTACGGCCTCTTTCTCATATGCATTTACTGTACAAATACCCCGGCGTAAACCTTTTAGAAGACGGCCTAAAATACAACTGGAAAGTTTTTCATAGTATCGAGGCTGGCGAGGCAGAGGGCTGGTTTAAAACGTACAGTGAAGCAAGTGCTTATGAGAAAAATGCCGATAAACCACTGACTCGCGCCGAACTAGAAAAACTAGCAAAAGCCCACGGCGTAGAGTTTGACGGTAGAACCAGCGACAAAAAATTAGCGGAGAAGATTCAATGGGCTACTCAAAAAAGCAATTCATAGATTCCGCCTTAGAAGAAATAGGCTTAGGCCGCTATGCGTTTGACATTTCGCCCGAACAAGAGGAATCCGCGTTAAGATTGCTTGATTCAATGATGGCTCTATGGAATGCTGGTGGCATTCGGATAAGCTATCCATTGCCAAGTTCGCCACAATACAGCGACATCACGGCTGAAACCACTGTGCCTGATGCTGCATATGAAGCCATACGAACAAACCTAGCGCTAGCACTTGCGCCGCAATACGGACGGCAGGTAATGCCGCACACGACACGAAGCGCGGCCATTTCATTGCAGGTTCTGCGCGCTCGGTTTACTGTTATCCCTCAAATGCAATTCAAGGCTGGAACGCCTTTAGGGGCGGGAAACAAGCCATGGCGTAGAGGTGCTACCCCGTTTATTCAATCGCCCACGCAAACATTAGATGCTGGGGTAGATCAAACACTGGAGTATAACTAATGGCTCAAATCAACCAACTATCAAGCCAAGCCACGGTAGTGGGAAGCGACTTACTCCCCATTTATTCATCTGAAAATTGGGATGCTCGAAAAATCAGCGTGTCAGCATTACTGGCATTTTTTCAGAGTGCTTTTGCAGCTCCGAATGTAGCTGTGCAGTTCGCAGTGCCAGCAACAGGCTTTAACCTGAACATTGCCAGCGGGTCAACATCTACATGGCTATTAATGCAGCCTGTAGCTACATTGGCAACAGGCACGGTCACGTTACCACTGAATACTTCGGTGCTGGATGGCGCTGAGGTGTTAATTACGTCAACCCAGCAAATCACAATTTTAACGTTATCGGGCAATGGAGCGACGGCGGTATATGGAGCACCCGCATCCGTTGGTGCTGATTCTGGATTCCGCATGCGATATTACCTAAACACAAATTCTTGGTACAAGATTGCATAATGCAAATTCCTATCATTTCAGGAATTTACCGCGACGATGGGCAACTACAGCCAGCGCGTCCAGTAAATCTTATTCCGACTCCAAAGGATAGCGGCATAAGCAATGGATATTTGCGCCCAGCTGAAGGCCTGGTGCAATATGCCACAGGCAGCGGGAATGATCGAGCCGCCATTGTGTGGAACGGCGTGCACTACAGGGTATCTGGCGACAAATTAATATCCGTATCCGATGCTGGTGTTGTAACTGTTATTGGCAATGTTGGATCAGGGCAATCAGCCACACTTGATTATGGCTTTGATCGCTTAGTTGTTGTTTCTAATGGCAACGTTTTTTATTGGACTGGCTCAGTTTTCAGTCAAATCACAGACTCAGATTTAGGCTTTATTCTGGATGGATGCTGGATTGATGGGTACTTTCTATTTACTGATGGCGAAAGCCTTATCACTACAGAATTGAATGACCCGTTAGCCGTCAACCCATTAAAGTATGGAAGCTCTGAAGCTGATCCTGATAGCGTTGTGGCCGTGTTCCGCATAAGAACAGAGCTTTATGCCGTCAATAGATATTCAATCGAAGTATTTGACAACGTAGGCGGAGAACTATTCCCATTCCAAAGAATCGACGGCGCGATGGGCAACAAAGGCGCTATCGGCACACAAGCGGTTTGTGTTTTTACCGATAATCTGGTTTTTGTCGGAGGCGCAAGGAACGAATCGCTAGGGGCGTACATTGCCCAAAATTCACAAACAATGAAAGTGTCCACCCCTGACATTGATGCACTGTTAAACGCCGTACCAGTCAGTCAGTGGGGCGCTATTCAAGTGGAGACTCGCCTAGACCAATCGCATCAATGGATTTATATTCACTTGCCAGATAGAACCGTGGTGTTTGACAAAGCGGGATCTGAGGCCTTACAGCAGCCGGTATGGTTTACATTATGCACGGGGGTTATTGGATTTAGCCAATATCAGGCGCGTAACTTTGTATGGGCGGGCAATAATTGGGCGTGTGGCAATCCTGTCGCAAATCAAATAGGCAAGCTATCAAGCGCTATCTCGCACCATTGGGGAAGCCCCGTCCGTTGGGAGTTTTCTACATCCATCATTTACAACAAAAACAGCGGTGCGATTTTTCAGCGCCTTGAATTGTCTGTCTTGGCTGGGCAGGTTGAAATTAATGTTGACCCGAGAATATCTACATCCTACAGTGTTGATGGTCAAACATGGAGCATGCCAAAATCTATACCAGCTGGAAGAATCGGAAACACTAGCCATAGACCCGTGTGGCTTCAGCAGGGCATTATGAAGAACTGGCGAATCCAGCGATTCCAAGGTGACTCATATTCGCACATTACCATTGTCGGCCTCGACATTACTTTAGAGCCTCTAGCATGGTAGCAGCACTAAAACTCACACGCGACGAATTGGCTAAATTCCTTGGTGGCGACCACGCCATGATTCGCCAGTTTGAAACACTATTTAAAATAGCAGACAGCGTGGGCACTGATGGCATAGAAGACTTAAAGCAGTTGGCTATTGCAGCCAATGGGCTGGCTAATATAGCCATTGCTCTAACTGAAAATACGCCGTTGCCGTTGGCTACTATTCCAAGTGATACGTTAAATTTCTTGCAAATTACACCGAGTCCGACAGCCCCACAAGATTTAAAAATACGGTGGGACAGCTTGACCAATGGGCTAATCTACCAATCCAACAGCGTGCCTATTGGCATTGGCATGGAGTCTATGGTTTATGTGCGCAACAACACGGGCAGCACAATTACAAAGGGAACGCCCGTAAAAGTTGACGCTGTAACCGCGCAGCTTCCCGCTGTATCGCCCGCATTTAATACAACGCCAAACGATGTCATTGGCGTGATGGCGGCTGACATGCCAACAGCTACACAGGCATACGCTCAAGTTTTAGGTGTTATGCGCAGTATTGATGCCACAGGAACGCCCTACGGCGAAACGTGGGCAAGCGGTGACATTTTGTATTTATCGGCTACTGGGGTGACAAACATACCTCCAGCTGGGTATCGCGTCATTATTGGCAAGGTAATAGCACCAGTTGTCAATGGTTCAATCATGATTCAGATAGCCAACGGCATGGCTGATTTAGCCAACGATCAAACGACGTTGCTACGTACCTTTGCCACGCTTTCCAATGGGGCGGGTGGATCTGTGGGCTTTCTAAACAACGCCCCAACAGCAGGAAACCCCACAAAATGGATTCCAATTAACGACAATGGAACGGTGCGATATGTGCCGTCATGGCTATGACAATCACAAACAGAACCCTTATAGATTCACAATATGTCAGCGCAGCGGCCAGCGTTGCCTACACGTCTTCAGGCGCAAGAACAACTATCACGCAGTTTACCGTGTATAACAATGGAGCAACAGCCAACACGCTTACTGTGTGGTTAGTTCCAAGCGGTGGCGCTAGAGATAATTCTAATGTGGTTTTTAAGGGGGCAATTGGCGGGGAGGAAAGCCGCCAAATTGTGCAAGTGCTAAACCGAACACTTGAATCAGGAGCAACCATTGATTGGCTATCATCGGCTGCCACAACATTAGCGGGTAGCGCTAGTGGTTTTATCCAAACATGATACAATAAACTCACTGAGTAATTGGCTTCCAGTACCTATGAAAGTAGATATGAACCAATTAACTCAAGCATTACTGCCATTTAATCTGCCAGCCACTTGCGTACAGTGGCTAAGCTGCGTTTATGACGCATGTCAAACA